GTTCGGGGCCGAGCGGCTGGTGGCCGAAGTGAACCAGGGCGGCGATCTGGTGGCCGAGGTGATCCGGCAGGTTGATCCGCTGGTGCCGGTCAAGACGGTGCATGCCAGCCGTGGCAAGGCGGCCCGGGCCGAGCCGGTGGCCGCCCTGTATGAACAGGGGCGCGTGCGGCATCTGCGCGGTCTGGGCGATCTGGAGGACCAGATGTGTGCGATGACCGCGCAGGGGTACGAGGGCAAGGGCAGCCCGGACCGGGTCGATGCGCTGGTCTGGGCGCTGACCGAGCTGATGATCGTACCCGCGGCCCGGTGGCGCCGGCCGCAGGTGCGGTCGGTCTGAGGGACGGGGCGCCGCCGAGAGGCGCGCCCCGGTATTTTATGGCAGGGCTGACGGGTGGGTTGGAAACCCACCTTGCGGAAAATGTTGGGGCATGGCGCGGATGGGACCTGCGCACGGTTTGATAAACCTTTCGTAAACTTTTCACCGTCTGATGCCCCAAGACGACGGGACAGGATCCCGGCAACGAGGCAGACCAAGGAGACCGCGAGAGATGATATTGGATTTCTTCCGGCAGGGCGGGGTGGCGCAGGCGGTGCCCGAGCAGAAGGCAAGCGCGACAGGCCGGGTGGCGGCGTGGCACAGCGCGGGGCGCGTGGCCTGGAGCCCGCGCGACACGGTCAGCCTGACGCGCACCGGATTTGCCGGCAACCCGGTCGGCTTTCGCTGCGTGAAAATGGTGGCCGAGGCGGCGGCATCCTTGTCGCTGGTCCTGCAGGATGAGAACGAGCGTTTCGCCACGCATCCCGTTCTGGACCTGATCCGCAGCCCGAACCCCGCGCAGGGGCGGGCGGAGCTGTTCGAGGCGCTTTACGGTCAGTTGCTTCTGACGGGCAATGCCTATGTCGAGGCCGCGGGCGGTGGCGAGGGGCAGGTGCCGATGGAACTGCACGTTCTGCGCTCGGACCGGATGAGCGTGGTGCCCGGTGCCGATGGCTGGCCGGTGGCCTATGAATATGCCGTGGGCGGGCGCAAGCACCGTTTTGACGTGTCCGAGGGGCCGGCGGTGGTGTGCCATCTCAAGAGCTTTCACCCGCAGGACGACCATTACGGGTTTTCACCGCTTCAGGCCGCCGCGCAGGCGGTGGACGTGCACAACAGTGCAAGCCGCTGGTCCAAGGCCTTGCTGGACAATGCCGCGCGGCCTTCGGGGGCGATTGTCTACAAGGGGGCCGAGGGGCAGGGCAGCCTGTCCAACGATCAGTATGACCGGCTTGTCAGCGAAATGGAGAGCCATCATCAGGGCGCGCGCAATGCCGGGCGGCCGATGCTGCTGGAAGGGGGACTGGATTGGAAGCCGATGGGCTTCAGCCCCAGTGACATGGAATTCCAGAAGACCAAGGAAAGCGCCGCGCGCGAGATCGCGCTGGCCTTTGGGGTGCCGCCGATGCTGTTGGGCATCCCGGGCGATGCGACCTATTCCAATTACCAGGAGGCCAACCGTGCCTTTTACCGGCTGACTGTGCTGCCGCTGGCGATGCGTGTGGCGGCGGGGGTGGCCGATTGGCTGTCGCAGTTCAGCGGCGAGCGGTTCGAGCTGAAGCCCGATCTGGATCAGGTGCCCGCACTGGCAACGGAGCGGGATGCGCAATGGTCCCGCGTGGCGGGAGCGGATTTCCTGAGCAATGCGGAAAAACGCGCGCTTCTTGGCCTGCCCGCACTGGGGGAGGATGAATGATCGACGATCCCGATGCGCGCGACCTGGAGCGGCTTTTTGCACCGTTCGAGAGCACACAGGCGATGTTCCGACATGTGGAAAAGCGACTGACCTCACTGGAGTTGTCGGTGGCCGCGATGGAGAAGGAACGCGCCGTCAGCGAGGAAAAACGCAAGTTCATGGAGGCCCGGTTCAATCATATCGACCGCCGGCTGGAGAAGATCGACGGGCATATTTCGCGGCTGGTCTGGCTGATTATCGCGGCGATCCTGGGCGGGTTCATGTCGTTCGTCATGCAGGGCAACGTTCTGGGTGGTTGACGTCGGCGAAGACGGCAAAGCGGCGGCCCCGTTTGTGGCAACGGGCATTACAAGGAGATCGGCTATGGAAAACGACACTGGACTGGAGCGGAAATTCTGCCGCTTTGACGAAGATCTGTCGGTTAAGGATGGCAGCGTCATCGAGGGCTATGCCAGCCTGTTCGGGGATCAGGACCGTGGCGGCGACATTGTCGAGCCGGGGGCCTATGCCGCGTCGCTGGCGGGTCTTGCGGCGGAGGGGCGGCAGGTCAAGATGCTGTGGCAGCACGACCCGGCGCAACCCATCGGCGTTTGGGACGAGGTGCGCGAGGATGCGCGGGGCCTTTATGTCAGGGGCCGCCTTCTGGAGAGCGTGGCGCGGGCGCGCGAGGCTGCCGCGCTGATCGCGGCGCGGGCCATCGACGGTCTGAGCATCGGGTATCGCACCGTGAAAGCATCCAAGAACGAGAAGGGCCGCAGGCTCTTGAAGGAACTGGAGCTGTGGGAAGTGTCGCTGGTGACCTTTCCGATGCTGCCCAGTGCGCGAGTCGGGGCCAAGGGCGATAGCCTGGCCGATGCGGACCTGCGTGAATTGGCGGCGGCCATCGAGGACGCCCGCCGGGAGATGGCGCGGATGTAGTCAGCAGCGCGCCGAGAACCACCAGGGCGTTTGCGGACGCCTGCAACAACGGGATCAAGCGATGAGCGAAACCGAGGTGAAGTCTCGGGTCGGGGAAGATGTGTCCCCGGTGTCCGAGGTGAAGTCTGCCGTGGCGGGTTTCATGAACGACTTCAAGGGCTTTCGGGCCGATATTCAACAGCGACTTCAACAACAGGAAGACAAGATGACGAAGATGGAACGCAAATCTTTCACGCCGCAGCGCCCGGTTCTTTCGACCAGCGCCGAGGCAGACGTGCCGCATCAGAAGGCGTTCGACGCCTATCTGCGTTCGGGCGATGATGACGCGCTGCGCGGTCTGGAACTGGAAGGCAAGGCGATGTCGAGCGCCGTGGCCGCCGACGGGGGCTACCTCGTGGATCCGCAGACCGCCGAGACGATCAAGAGCGTCCTGAGCTCCACCGCGTCGATCCGGGCCATCGCCAACGTGGTGCAGGTGGAGGCCACGTCCTATGACGTGCTGGTCGATCACACGGATATCGGTCATGGCTGGGCCACCGAAACGGCGGATGCGACCGAAACGTCGACCCCGTCGATCGACCGGATCACCATCCCGCTGCATGAGCTGAGCGCGCTGCCTAAGGCAAGCCAGCGCCTGCTGGATGACAGTGCGTTCGACATCGAAACCTGGCTGGCGGGCCGCATCGCCGACAAGTTCGCCCGTGCTGAGGCGGCCGCCTTTGTCGGCGGTGATGGCATGGACAAGCCCTCCGGGTTTTTGACGCATCCCACCGTGGACAATGCCAGCTGGAGCTGGGGCAACCTGGGCTATGTCGCGACCGGCGCGGATGGAGATTTCAACGGCGCGGATGCGATTGTGGATCTCGTCTATGCCGTTGGGGCGGAGTATCGCGCCAATGGCACTTTCGTGATGAACTCCAAGACCGCGGGTGCGGTGCGCAAGCTCAAGGATGCCGACGGCCGGTTCCTGTGGTCCGATGGTCTGGCTGCCGGGGAACCCGCGCGCCTGTTGGGGTACCCCGTGCTGATCGCCGAGGACATGCCGGACGTTGCCAGTGACGCGATGGCGATCGCGTTCGGGGATTTCGCCGCCGGTTACACGGTGGCCGAGCGCCCCGACCTGCGCGTTCTGCGTGACCCGTTCAGCGCCAAGCCGCATGTCCTGTTCTACGCCACCAAGCGCGTGGGCGGAGACGTGAGCGATTTCGCCGCGATCAAGCTGTTGAAGTTCGGCCTGTCCTAAGGCGGCCGGATGGGGCGGGGGCCGTGATGCCCCCGCCCGGGCGCGCGTTTGCCGATGTGACGCGTTGTCGGGCGGCTCCCCTCCGGGCGGGCAACGCAGGCGACGTGCGCCTTAACCACCGGAGGGGTCCGGGATTTCTGGAGTAAACCCATGATGTTAATCGAAGAAACCGCGGTGCCCCAGGCTGCTCTTCCGCTAAGCGAGTTGAAGTCGCACCTGCGACTGGGCACGGGATTTTCCGACGGGGATATACAGGACCCGGTCTTGGAAAGCTTTCTGCGGGCGGCGATTGCGGCGATCGAGGCACGCACGGGCAAGATTCTGATCGAGCGGGATTTTTCCTGGACGTTGACGCGTTGGCGCGATGCCGAGGCGCAGGCCCTGCCGGTGGCGCCGGTCACGGACATCACGTCGCTTGTGCTGCGCAACCGTCTTGACGAGGAGGAGATCATCGAGGCCGACCATTATCAGCTGGTGCCCGATGGGCAGCGCCCGCTGATCCGGCCAACAGGGTCGTGCCTGCCCGCCATTCCAGGCGGTGGCGTGGCCGAGATTTTCTTTACCGCGGGTTATGCGGTGGAGTGGGGCAGCCTGCCGGCGGATCTGGGCCAGGCCGTTCTGCTGCTGGCGGCACATTACTATGAATATCGCAACGAGACCGGCATGGGCGACAGCAACATGCCCTTTGGTGTCACCAGCCTGATCGAGCGGTATCGCACCGTGCGCCTTCTGGGCGGTGGAGCGGCCTGATGGGTGTTGTGACACTGAACCGAAAGCTGGTGTTGGAAGGGGTCGACCGGATGCCGGACGGCGCCGGGGGGTACACCGAGACATGGGTGGAGCTGGGCACGCTCTGGGCCGAGATCACAGCGCGCACGGGGCGTGAGGCGGCGGGCGAAGGCGGCAGCCTGTCCTCGACCGGCTATCGCATATCGGTGCGCGCTGCGCCTTATGGTGCGCCCTCGCGCCCGGTTCCGGGTCAACGGTTCCGCGAGGGCCTGCGACTGTTTCGGATCGAGTCCGTGGCGGAGCGCGATGGCGCCGCACGATATCTGACATGTTTTTGCCAAGAGGAGGTCGCGGTATGAGCTATGGCGTGTCCGCGGCCCTGCAAGAGGCCGTATTCCAGGCTCTGGTCAACGATGCGACGCTGGCGTCGCTGGCGGATGGTGCAATCTACGACGCGTTGCCGCCGGGCAGCCTGCCGTCGCTTTACGTCACGCTTGGCCCCGAGCAGGCGCGCGCACGCTCGGACCGGTCGGGCCATGGGGCATGGCATCGGTTTACCGTGTCGGTGGTGACCGATGGCGCGGGTTTTCTGGCGGCCAAACAGGTGGCCGCGGCGATCAGCGACGCCCTGGTCGACCA